ACGGCAGGACTGTGTTGATGCCGACGCGGTCGTTGCCGAGGTCCATGATGACGGGCGACACCTCGCCCGTGTCGCCCTCGTCGCCATCCTTGATCAGATACAGCAGGAACTCTCTCAGCTTGTCCATCTCGGCAGCGGTGAGAACCTGGCCGGCCGTGAAGTCGCCCGGTACGCCTGAAAAGGTTTGTTGTGCCATTAGTTGAGCCTGTTCGTGTCTAGGACGCCGTAAAGGGCGCTGTCGAGTATGAATGCGGCCAGGTCGTCGCCTTTCGCAAGGGAGAACGTGCCCACCGCCGCGTCGGGGGTGATGTTCCACGATACGCCTATGACGACACCCTCGTAGGTTTGCTGCGACCCGCCGCCCGGGGTCGTGTACTTCACGGTCGCCAGGTCCATGATCGACAGGTCGAACAGCGGGTCGTCGCCGTCGCCTGGTCGTAACGGCTGCGTCGTGATACGCGACACATGCACCGACGGTTTCTGATGCTGCCCGACCCAGGCGGCGGCCATGTCGGCGGTAGCGGCATCGGTGTCGTTGAGCAGGCCGGTGCGGCGCAGGCCCCGCAGGCCGTAGCTCGAGATCAACGCCGCGGATGCTTTGGCGGTTTGTTCGTCGCCGCCCTGGCGTTGCATCTGCGCCATTGTCCACACGGTTGCGCCACCGACGAGCACGTCGAGGTTTCTAAACAGGTAGGTGCCGCCGGCCCCGGAGTCGTCGAATACGAACGCGGTCGTGAACGACGGCGTGCCCTGAGGCCGAAAACAAAGGTTGTTGAACTGGTAGTTCGCGTCGAGCATTCGGCCCTGGCGGCAGAACACGTCGCCGCCGTCTGTCTGGCCGAGCAGCTGCGCGACCTTGCCGGCGGACCCTTCGTGCTTGATGCCCGTTTGGGTAGTGCGGCCGACGTTGGTGTCGTCTACCACCACCCAGTCGTCGCCGTGTTGGCCGACGGTCTGGTAGTCCATGATCTCGTCGAGCTGCGCCGACACGTTCGCGCCGGTGAACGCGATGCCGCCCGAGTCGTCCGGGTCGCCGAGCATCATCTGCGACAGCTGGCCGAGGCGGTCGATGATCTTGACCGTGAGCCGTGACTGTTTCGTGTCGATGATCTTGAGGTCGATGTCTTCGACCACGCCGGCGAACACGGTAGGCGGCCCGTAGGCGTAGACCTTCTCCGAGTCGGACACGTACAGGCGGAACGCCTTGCCGATCCATTCCTCGTCGGTGAACGTGCCGCCGCCGCCTGGTGTGAACTTGCCGTCGTTGTTGTAAAGCTCGAGGGTTCCTACCCCTGCCGAATAGGAAGCCGCCTCGGCCGTTTTGCCGTACTTGCAGGTAAAGCCGGCGACGTCGGACAACGCGACCGACCCGGCGTCCAGGGCGAATGTGAGGTTGTAGACCCAGGCCACTAGAGACTCCTGGTGCCGACCGGAACAGGCCCGTTGCGGGCCTCGTACTCCTGCAAAGCACGCACGACCGAGTCGCCGTCGGACCCGACCGGCATGTAGATATTGACGGTCATCGGGCCACCGCCCATGCCGCCGCCGGCCCTGTTGAGCGGGATGACGGCCTCGGGGCCGGCTTCGCCGAGCACCGCCAGGGTCGGCGCGGTCACGATGCCGCCGGCGGCCAGCAGCGGGATGCCGGGGATGTCCGGCGGGTTGATGTTGATGTCCGGTAGGAACCCGGGCATGTCGATGTCGATTTCGAGGAAGTTGTTCAGGTCGTCGATCGCGATGTTGACGAACCGGATCAGCGCGTTGGCGATGTCCTTGGCGAACGCTGCCGCCCACTCGACTGCGCCGCCGAGCGCGTCGCCTATGCCTTTCAGGAGGTTCTGTCCGATGCTCGCCCCGGCGGCCAGGATCCACCTGGCACCTCCGGTGATGGTGTCCCATAACAGTTTCGGCAGTCCGACGAACGCCTCGACTGCGAACACGACACCGTCGGCGAGGCCGTCGACTGCGGCCCGGAACAGGTCGAAGTTTTGGTAGGCGAGGACCACGCCGGCAACCATGGCAGCGATAGTGGCGACGAACAGGGTGATGGGGGCCGTCAGGATCCCTATGGCGACGTTCAGCGCGGTTGTGGCGACCGCCCAGGCTGTCGTTGCGACCGTTGCCGCTGTCGAAACGACCGTCCAGGCGACCGTGGCGATCTTGAACGCGACGAACGCGGCGGTGACGGCACCTATGGCGACGCCGAGGGTTGTCAGCAGCTCCTGGTTTCGTTCGATGAACGGTGCGACGCCTTCCATGGCGACGGTGAACTTGTCCATCAGCTCGAGCGCGATGGGACCCATCGCAGCCATCAACGAGTTTTTCATTATGGCGAACTTGTCGGACAGCGTTTCGGTGGCGTCTGCCTGGGCGTCGACGAGGCCGGTTCCGACGCCCAGGAGGCCGCCGAATGTCTCCAGCTCGAGGTTGCCGGAACGGATCGCGGACGTCATGCGTGCGCCGGCGGTCCCGAACGCCTCCGATGCGAGCGCGAGGGCCTGCGTTTCGGTTTCGGCGTTGGCGATCTGTTCGACCAGGTCCTCGAACGCCTGGCGAGGGTCGCCGCCGTCCTCGGCGATATCTGCGAAGAACTTGGTCAGGGCCGGCCCCAGCTTGGTGACGTCGACGCCGGCCTGCTCGAGCATGCCGAACATGGCGATCGTTTCTTCGCCCGTGAATGCGGCGGTGGCGAACAGCGGGCCGAACTTCTCGAGCTGGCCCAGCAGGTTGTCCATCGGTGCGCCGGTCGCCTGCGCGACCCGCACCAGGTCGCCCAGCAGCTCGTCGGTTTCCTCGAGCGGGATGTTGAACTGCGTCATCTGCGCGTCGACGCGGGCTATCGCATCGCCGACGTCCATGTCGGCCACGCGGGCAAAGTCCAGGAACAGGCCGGTCGTGTCCTCGAGCTGGTCGCCGGTCGCTGCGAAGAATGTGTTGACGTCGGCGATTGCGCCTGCGACCACCTCGGCTGTCTCAGGTACCGTCTTGAGGACGTCGGTTGCCTGGGTCTTGAGGTCCTCGAGGGCCGTCCCGGTCGCCCCGGTGCCCTTGATGAGGATGCCCTCCATGGCCTCGAAGTCGAGGCCGGCCTTCACGAACGCTGCGCCGAGGCCGGCAGCTGCGCCGACGGCGGCCAGTTTCAGTTTTCCAAACGCCTTAGAGGTGGCCTTCTCGAACTTCTTTGTGTCTTTTTGGGCCTTGCCTAGTTCCTTGGCGAACCCCTTCGCGTCGCCGGTGATGCCGATGTTGATCGACGATTTGGCAGCCATTAGAGGTACTTGTCGATGATGTCGGCTATCTGGTTCTCGTACGCCTCTTTGACTTCGTCACGGCGTTCATCCAGGGCCTCATACAGGAACGGGTTCGGGGTGATGTTTCTGGCGGCCCAGCCAAAATGTATGGGCCATGCGTAGATCGTCTTGGCTTTGGTGCCGGCGCGGATCGTGCCCCGCACCTTCGACGCCGATCCTTTGATTGTGCTTTTGAGCCGTCCGCTTTTGTGGTGCTTGTCGGTTCGTGTCCCCACGGGGACGCGACGCAACGCCTCCGCGAGCACCTGTTCGACGCCTTCCAGGTTGGCTTTCCTGAGGTCGTCTACGGCCTCGTCGCCGACGAACTCGAGCTTCTTCCTGAAGTCTGAACCCTTTATCACCTTGCCGTGGGCGAAGAAGACAAGTTCAGCGGCGGGTGTTACGGGCACGTCTGTTCGCCTCCTTCGTTCGTTCGTTGTGTGCTGCCCTTATCGCCCTGACGACATCAGGTGGGGCCTCGAGCAGCGCTGTGATCGGCTGTCCGGTGGCCAACGCGAGGTCGGCAAGGTGAAAAGTCAGGCTGTATCGACTAAAGGGCTGGTGTCGTTGTCCATCTCCAGGTTCCCGACCTGTTCTATGAACTGGTCGAACGGCGGCACGGTCTTGCCTTCGTGGCGTGCCTGCTCCCACGCGAGCCAGACCAGGTGCTCCAGCGCGAGCGATCCGTTCGACAGGGCCTGAATGGACAGCTTGAAATGGCGTTCGAACTTTACGAACGTCCCGATGGACGGTTTGACCGCCCATTCGGTGCCATCCTCGAGCTGTACCCGGATGTTGAGGTCGATCATGGCGCTATGACGTCGCTGTCGTGATTGCCCCGGTTACGGGCCAGGTGACGGACACTTCGGCGAGGTCGCCGACGCTGCCGTCGATGAAGGGCAGCTCGGTCACCAGGCACGACCCGGTCTTCTTCGGGTTGGTCGCCGACACGGCCGCGCTGGTAGGCGTGATCGTGACCGGGACCGCTGTTCCCAGAAGCGCCGCAAGGGTGATGTAGACCTCGGACGCGGCGAAGTCGTTCAGGAACGTGATCGACACGCTCGAGTCCTTGATCCCGCCGATGCGGGAGACGTTCGTCTCTGACATCGCCGTCGTCACCAGATCAGCACAGGTTTCGTTGAATCCCGAGATGCTGGTGATGTGGTCCGTCAGGTCGACGGAGTTGACGGTCACGGTGACCGTGTTTTGCATGAATACGGCCATGATTAGCCTTCCTTTTTGCTTGTCGGTGGTGCGACCAGGTGGCCGCTGGAGATGAGGGCCTCGATATTGCAGCCCTCGAGGTCGCCATCGGTGACGGTTCCCCCTGGTTCTACGCCGGCAACCGTTCTGGTGCCGGCGACCTTGTAAGTCGTCATGTGGCGAATACCTCCACGTTGAAGATTGCGCCGACGTACTGCGAGTCGGCGACGTTGACATTTCCGTAAGCGGTGCAGCTCGTCACCTGGGACGTCGAAGCCTCGCCGCCCAGCGTCGTGTCGCCCCGGATTGCGGTTTCGACCGAGTCCGACCCGGTGATGAAACTGTCGAGGACGTCCTGGCCGGCGTTTGGTTCCCACCGCTGCGCCAGGGCCAGCACCTCGAAGTTGAACCGCGACAGGCCCTGGCCGCCCATCGCCTCGTGATAGTCCGCGACCGGCGACCCGGGGCGAACTATCGCGCACGGAACGGTGACCCTGTCCGGGACGGTGTCGAACACCGCGACAAAGGTGCTCACGGTTTCGAGCCTGACCTTGATCTCGTCGCGGATGGCGGTGTAGTCGGCCACATCTACGCCACGGCCAACAGGCGGTAACCGGACAACAGGGCGCGCACGTCCGGGTCGATTCGTGAGATGCGCACGGCGTCGCCCTCGAGGCCGGCCTGGAAGCCCAACGGGGAGCTGCGACGCTGATACAGGCGTGCGCCGAGCACCGTCGACGCCTGCACGATCGCGGCCGGAATGCTCATGCCGTATCCGTAATACGCCTCGACCTCGATGGTCGCACGGTCTGACGTGTACCTGGGGAACGATGACCCGTCGACGCGGCGTATGACCCGATAGGGGGCCTGGTTGCCGTCCACGACGAACTCCGACGTAACCGTGAGGGTCGTGTCGTAGGTGCCGTCGTCGGACGTGTCGACCTTCAGCACCAGCGACGTGGTTTGGGCGATGTCGTCGACCAGGACCACGCGGTCGTTCATCGGCCGATAGACCTTGGTCGACGTCGACCCTGGTACGGCGAAGCTGCGGCCGGTGTAGTTGTCGACCTCGGCTTCGGCTGCGTTGATCGCGGCGTCGATTGCGTCGTCTTCCGACGCGGTGCCCGACGGTATGCCCAGGTAGGTCTTGACGACCGCCCTGGTTGTGTAGGCGGGCATCAGCTACTTCTTCTTCGGGGCCGGCTTCTTTTTCGCGGCCGGCTTCGGTGCCGGTGGCGCGGGTTCC